CTCTTCTCGCTTGTAAGTAAGACACGCGAGCTGACCGTCGTTGCGAACGCACCAAATGATCGAGTCCGGTTCTTGCTGGTAACTCATCTCAAGCAGGCCGGACTCGGTGATGTGTTCTGATATTATGGTGACGTCAGGTGCGACAAACCCATCGACGTCAAAATTAAATTGTAGCTCGCGGACCTTTCGCTTTGCTCGCTGAATAAACAACGTCGCGTTGCCGGCCTGCACTGGCGCTGTATCTGACGCGCCATGCGCCGTCTGTTGCTTGATCTGAATGTTGGTTGGCGTAATCGCCTCGTCCGTTGATCCTGCGCGGACAACAAATTCGCCGCCACTTGTGCCGACAATTAGATTTCGCGTACTCGCCAGAAACCGGATGACGTTTACAAAATTAGATCCCAGCGTGAACACCATGCCGTCGTCATCGTTAACGCCTGCCTCAAAGTTTTCGAAGTCGCCGCCTTGCGAAAAGAATATCGTCTGCGGCTGCGTCGATGTGCCTGCGAAAACCAGGCGCTCTTCGTAAAACGCTACGGCGCGCGGGTATCCGGTTGTCTCGCTAAAGGCGCCCAGCGACCAATCGTCAACTGCTTCAAGTTTACCCTGGATTGTAAACGAGCTACCCGCAGCTTGCGCGGCCAGATCCGCGCCAGGCGCTAACGTCAGAACGGTGTCCGTTACATCAACCAGGAGATAGCCATCTGTGGTATTGTTATCAGATGACGCACCGGACACGATAATCGTTTGCCCGTTTTTAAATCCCTGATCTATGAAATTTCCGGCTGTGTCCTCAATTCGGTCATTATGCTCAAGCCCTGTTGCGTCAGGGTCGCCCTCGTGGAAACTCAAGGTTGTCGCTGCGTAGTCCGGCGCGATCTCGCTGCGACCATCCTCTAACTCTTGTACAGCGCACACCACTTCCGTAGCTGACGATCGCGATGATACTTTCACAAAGCCATCTTGTATTTTAATCAAGCGCCCAACGTCGGTGGTCTCAAATAGATCAGCGGATGCCGTGATCGTCACGTTGCCGCTTCGACCGTTAGACGTCAGCGTTGTCGTCGTCACATTGCGATCGAGAAAAGGTCCGCGCTGCAAATCAACAACCGAAATAGTCCATGCCGTGTGGCTCGTGCGCGCTATCTTTCGCGGCGCATGGTTAGGCGACACGATGTACATGACGTCGCCGGATTGCGACCACTTGAGCGTATCGAGGTCGCCCGCTACGTAGGGTGTGCTAACCTCAACAACTGACCCGCCAGAGGTAACCTGGCCGCCATCCTTGTACACGCGGAAATAGCTCGGCCCAAATTCGAGAATATAAGTTTGCTCGACATTGAATTCGAAAGGAATTAAGCGAACAGCATTTGCGCTGCTTTTAACCTCGGCAATGAAGCGTGTGCCAGGGCGGCGCGAAACACCGCCATGCGGTTGCACCACAAAATTCTCAACTGTCTCGGCGCCGTTGTCATATTTGGCAATGTCGGTGCGGCCATGCAGCCGCTCGGTAATCTCACCGGCAGTAAAATTTTGGAACGCCTTTGTAAATTTCGGCACTTAGAATCTCGATGAGATAAACATATCGCTCTCAACAAATGCAGAGCGGTCTTGATTGGTGATGTTGTCCGGCGTGCCTTCGGTCGCGTCAACGAAACGAGCTTCGGACAGCTTATCGTTATAAAGTTGGAACATTGATGCGGTGAGCGTTGCGCTGTTAACGAGTGCATAGCTTATGTCCGCGGCAAGGCGCGCAGCGATGCTCTCAATCAACAATTGGTCATACTCGTTAGGGTCGGTCACACGAGCGATGTAAATAAAATTGAACGGCGTCACATTGGCTAGGATCTTCCTGCCTTCAACGCGGTATATGGTGTCAATGTCCTGGGGGCGGATCACGCGGAGGCAATACGGGTCTGCCGGCAATGCGTGCTGATAGGAAAATTCGAATGCGGGCGTGTCGGTTTCTGCTGCGACAGATGCGCGGCGCACCAACGCATTCCAGGGGTGGGCGCGACTGACGGCATCGCGAACAAACTCAAAACGCTGATTGCATACGCGCGCAGCTCGACTGTCTTCTGTCAGCGAAATAATGTTACTCGCGCCAATCATGTTCAGCGCGGAGTTACAGATATCGACGTCGGATGCCATTGTTAAAACCTTAAAAAAGAAAGGGGGGCCGCAGCCCCCCAATCAATCAGTCTACGACATACGTAATGAGATACGATATGTCGCCGGCGGTGTCGCCGGCAGCCTCGGATTCGAACCCAACGGCATAGTAGCCGCCTGGATCGGAAGAGACGCCGGCATCTTCCCAAACTCGCTGGCCCATCGTGTTGATGTTGCGAGCTTCAAAAGCGACCTCGGTGCCAGTTGTTACGGCAGCACGGCAGTCGGTCGTTGCTGACGCATATGCGTCAACGTCTACGACTGTCACCGCACCAACATCATCAACCGTATACAGACCAATGTGCATGGTGTGGGTACTGCCGCTATCGAGATCATCGTTGAAGATCTTGATCGACACGATCGCCGCGTTTGACGGCACAAGTGCAAGCATAATGGTGTCGCCTGCGGACAGGTCACCGGCGGCAGCCGCCACCGTTCCAGCCGCAACGCGCATCACGCCGCCTGCGTTTCTTGCCGGGTTCATTACCGGCGGATCAGCAACAAAGTTGCTGACTTCAGTGCTATTTACGTTAGCCATCGTTCAGCTCCTTTCCTACTCGTTGCAAGCTATTTCAACGAGTTTATTTTCCTCCATCCGGGTCGCCCCGAACGTCGCACAATAATAAACTTGCGTTGAATATGACTTGTCAGATCGCTCATCGATTCGAGCCATCACGTCTTTACCGATCGCCATCTTGATGCCGTCCTGCGCGAATGCATAACATAAGCGCGAGGTGCCATCGTCCTTCAACCGGTTGGACACGATAAATTCGAAACCGACAAAACTTGAGATATCACCTTGAGATAACGCCTTCCGTCACACTTCGGCTTTCGCCGCCAACTCTCGCTGTTCGTGCGCTGGACTTTCTCTTGACCGTCGCCCTTGGCGTTACGGCCCCCGCCGTCAAGTCTCTACACCTTCCCATTTCTGGGCTTGGCTCGGGATTACCATTTTACAGGCTTCCCCGAATTTGACGGGTTTTCGTCTAAGTGTTTCCACCTAGATAGGCAAAGAATTTACCGTGTTGAAGTCGCTCGAAGTGACAGTGGTCGTGTTGAGCAAGTCTTCGATCTGCTCGGGCGACACAACGATGTATCGCTTGATGGATGGATCAACGTCGTTGGCATCGAGTAGCTTTTTGGCCGAAACCAATTTCGCTACCGTTAGGCCAGCGCTGCCATGCACAATTTTTTGACCAGACGCGAACGCGGTCGAAGTCGCGCCCTCTTTGCCGGTCTTGGCTGTGCCACCCATCGCATCGATGATCACATCATCCATGGATCGCCCGATTGCTGCCGCCGCCGCGCGAGCATAAGAACTCGTCGGATCTTGCAACATGCGGACCTTGTCAGCATCGTCAATCAGATCAGCCCATTCGTAGGTGGTCAGGGTTACCTGACGCCTGGAGTGGGGTGTTTCCAAAATCGGGGTATCGCTGTGCCGACTCTGTTTGGCGACTGCCGCCACGCTTCCGACCTGATCGAAAAACGCCTTCTCGCCGGTGACACTCTCGGTGTCCACGGCACCTCGCAACAAACTTCCCATTTGCTGCGAGAGCATCGACACGTTCGATGAAAACTGATTCACGAACGCCGTCGTAATTTGCGTACTCATGCAAATACTCCTGCATTAAAATTTAAGGGTTGTTTGCGGGTTACCTGGCAGTGCCAGACCTCACTGGTTCTTACGGAACCTAGTCGGCCTTACTCATAGGCTTGCGCCGAGGGGCGCGGGGCTTATCCTCGGATTTCAAGAACTCAAAATATCGTGTAGCTAACTCAACCGGATCTGCGACGGTGCGAGCGCTGCCGAATTGTACAGCCAGGCGCAGGCACTCAAGACGCAGCTCGTCATTCTCCATGTAACTGCTCGCGTAATCTCAACACCTCTGAGACAACCCGATCATGGTCGGGGTGCATTTTCTCCCAATAGGGCGTGTTTTTCGCTGTCAGCGTGCTGATGCGCGCTTGCAGGTCGCTGTCACTCAGTGATGGGCGACTGTTGCGGCCAGCTAACCCGTCCTCGCTAATTTCCTTGGCGATGTAGTCAGACAGCTTGACCATCAAGCGCACCATCTCAGGGTTGTCGCCAAGCAGTGTGCCGTCTGCCATGCGCATATCAGTCAGATCCGGCGCATCAAACTCCTTTAGCATCTCGTTGGCGGCGTCCATCTTCTCTTGGAATTGCCCGCCATACTCCTGCCTCAATTCGGTCTCAACAGCTTCGCGATGCTGTTCCAGTTGTGTTTCACTTTGTTGCAAAGCGTTGCCAGAGAATTCGCTATACGCTTCTGCAAGCTGCGCTGCTTGCCGGTTAGATAAGCCCGACTTGTGTGCCGCATCGCGAAACCAATCGGTGAATTCCTCATTGGCGTCTTCGCCTAGCTCAAACTCGTATTCGGATGACTCGGCTGGGCGGCCAAGTTTGTTGTAAACAAGATCCCAATCTTCGTCGGTCGCCCAGTTCCCTGGCACTGCCAGTTTCTCGGCGCCCACCATTTTTTGGGCGTTGATAAAACTCTTTGCCATCCCCTCGACGCTTCCAATGTGCTGAAGCGATGGGTCGGATTGCATTTCTATAGGTAGGCCTGATTTCCAATCGTCAGACGGTGCTGCCGGCTCAGCCGACACCGCTCCCTGCTCTTCGGACAAGTCACTTCTCCTTCATTGTGTTGTGAATAAATACGACAGCATCGCGCTGTCCTTCTCGGAACGCCGTCTCGTCGCTGTCCGGCACATAGCTCGTGCGCCATAACCCAAAGCGCTGCTCCAAGTCGTCCAGAACAATCTTGCCGTCGTTGGTCGCAAAGCATGCCTTGTATGCCGCTTTCAATTCTTTAGGCGTCACGCCACGGCCTCTTCCAGCGCATCAAGTCCGCCCTCGCGCACTTCCTTCAACGCGGGCGCCGCCTGGCCGGCACTCTGCGCCAGTTGCTGCATTTGCATCATCTCTTGCTGTTGGGCTTGCTGCGCCGCGCGCTGCTCTCGCAACTCGGCAACCTCGCCCTCGCCGCGAACGACTACCGCCGGCGTGCCGGTGACTTTGATCACATGCTTGGCGAGACCATCCATGTCGAGATAGTCCACGATCGATGGGTCCAGGTTCATCAGCGGCCCCAGGAATTCGAACATCTGCATGACTGCCTGAACGTCGCCGCTGCGCTGCGCCTTCGCCAGAGGCGACACATACTCAATGTCAATGTCGCCGTTGCGCAGGCTTTCCGGCGCTGGTGCAAATTTCTTCTGCCGCGACAGGATTGCAAAACAACGACTGATGAGCGGCTGTAGCAATTCGGCCTGAAGCCGGCCAAGCACCGGACCCAAGAGGCGCATCTTTTCCTCAGTCCGCTGTATGACTTCCGTTGCCGTCATCTGCGGCCCCTGGCCCAGGATGAGCTGATCAACGTAGAACGCTGCGCGGATCGCCGTGCGCCGCTGCTCTAGCTGCATTTCACCGATCGGGTTGTTGCTGCCGATCTGCAAGGGCTCAATTCGGTCACGAGTGCCTGAGCGATAGAAGTTAATGCCGCCGGGCGTGGTTCGAACGGGAGCCATGAAACCATCATCCGGCACCATAAGAGGCGGATGGATCTGGAGCTGCGCCGCGCGGATAACGGCTTCGCTCATCTTGTTAATCATCTTGGTGTCGCTGAGCGCTGTCATGGATGGAGATCTTCCATAACCCAGCTCGAAACTGCCCTTGAGGAATCTCGGCACACAGTATGCGAATTCCTGGTAACCGGACTCGCCAAGGATCTGCTTTTCTTCCGCATCGATGTAGATCGAGGCGTAAGGCATATTCTTGGTGTTCTTCTTGCGCGCGTCATAGTCGTCGCGCGGCATCACAACATGCAGCAACTCGATCTCAGCGTAAGGGTCTGTGCTGTTTATCTTCTCAATTCGTTGCGTGACCTGTTGCTCGCCGAATTGCCGCACCGCAGCGCGCGCTGTCGTTTTGTATTTTCGGAATACAGTATCGACGCGCCCATCCTCGTCCTCGGACACATAGCACTCAGCGATGTGCCGCGTGGAAAATCTCAGGCCTTTGTTTTTTTCGCTCTCAACAAAAATGACACCAGTGCCGAACGTCACCAGGTCGCTGTAGAGTTCGTGGATCTGCTCTTGAAAGTTACTGCGCGCCAGGTGCTGGTACATGACGTCGGTGGCACCTTCCAGCCACTCTTTGGCCTCGTCGTCGCCGTTGAGTTCATCCTCTTCGTACCGCAGCGAAAACCAGGGCGTTGCGGCGTTCGTCAGCATGCCGTGCAGGGACGCCGCCATTAGCTCAGCCGCATGGATGGCGGTGCCGTCGAATATCAACTCAGAGCGCTTGTCGCCGCTTGTGCGCTTCTTGGTGATATCGGCCTTGCGAGGGACAATGTAGTCGGCAATCTCTTGCCAGTGACTTTCCCAGCTCGACCGCTGCGTCTGTAATGTGCTGTACCGCTTCACGAGCGATGCAGCGCGTGGATCATCCATGCTACTGACCTAAGAGCGTTTTCTTGGTGGTGGGCGCCTCAGTCAAAAGACCCTGGCCGCCAGTTAAAATTGACGCCTGCGTGCCTTTCTTGCGCGCTGCGCGCGTCTCGACACGCTCGCTTTCCTTGGTGTCCTTCGGCTTGATAGGCGGATCCGGCGGGACGGGTGGTATCGGCGGTGGGGGCGGCACGCTTGGGGCACTCGGCGATAAGAAACCCATCACATATTCCTCTTCATAACCGCGCCGGCGTAATCGAAACCGGAACGCGTCAGTAAGTTCTCAAAAAGTTGCTGTTCTTTGCGCGCGAGCTGCGCCGTTGCCGAAACGTAGATCGACATGCATTCGCGATCGCGCGCGAACTCGACAAGTCGGTTGACCAGGCTGCGCGCTACCGGCGATCGGCGCTGCAACACCCAGAACTTGCACAAGCCACACAAACGCTCGCGCCACATCTCGTGACTAGCGATGGCTATAAAGCCGCCCGCTAACTGCTCATTGTCGTCAATTGCCACAATCGCCGCGGCCTCATCCCAATGCATGTGGGTGCGCACATAATCTGTCGCGCGCTCGCGGTCATAAGTTCCCTCAAAAGCGCTTTCGCGGGTGCCTTGCTCAATAAGGTCGAGGATTTGCGGGACGTCCGCTTCCTCGGCTGGGCGGATAATCACGCAGCGAAATTATACGGGTTGTAATTCATGTCGGCCTCACGCTGGAGCGGGCGCCCATCGTTGGTTGCCATCTGCTCCATGCCCACCGCCATATACCGAAAGCTATCGGCGGCGTGGCTCGACCAATCGTGTACCGGGTTATCGCGAAAGGTTCTCGTGCGTTCGTTCTTCGCGAAATGATAGTGGCGCAGCGCTTCCAGGCCCGCGCGGCAATTGTCACGATCGAACCAGGCGCGCGGGATCAACATGCGCGCGGCGTGGATGCCGTCCATGACAGGCAAACGCGGCACTATCCGAAAGGTTAGGCCCAGGCTTTGCGCTGCCTCGCGCCGGCTCTTGCCACTGCCCATCTCTTTGACCTCGAGATCATGCGGGCCGTAGTGGTTGCCATACGTGTAGCTGCGGTTGCGCAACTCCTGAATGTAATGCGGCAGGCCTTCGCCACGGTTCTCATAGTAATCGATTACATGGATCTGGCCGCGCCCGATATTCTGCGTAAACCAAATGGCCGTGTAATCATGCATGCCGATATCCCAGTGGGTATCGACCTTGATCTGCGGTTGGTGCGGCACGCTGTTAATGCGGCCGGCGTCGTCCGCCGCTTGCAGCTCCTTGCCGAACACTGAGCCAGGGACGTTCGCAACCCAACTACACTCAAATTCTTGGTTATACTGGTCTTCGGTCATCGTCGCCTGCGCGGCAAGCAACTCATCCTCATCCAACAAATTAGTCTCGCTGGCCTTATACATCTTGCGCGCCCAGCCCTTGGTATCGGCGGCGGCCTGCCAGAGATCATGGAAGTAATTGTGGCCCTGCGGGGTGCCTATGAAGGCGCAAGAGCCTTTACGATCCGACAGCGCTGGGCGAATGACCTCGGGAAAGATGTTCGCCGGCATGTCGGCAACCTCATCCATCACGGCAAAGTCTAAATAGATCCCGCGCAGGCTTGAGGGGTTCTCGGCGCCCATGAGGCTGATGCGGGCGCCGTTCTTCAAATCGCAGCGCAACTCTGTCTCGTGAAATTTTGTGTCGGGGATCTTGCCGGCAAACTGTTTCAGGTAGTCCCAGGCCACGTTCTTCGCCTGGCGGTAGGTGG